AGGCAGAACCAAGGAAAAATTTATGGAAATATTTTTGCAAAGGTGGCTGGATAAATACGATACAGACCCAAGGTCTGATATTGTAGACCAGTATATAGATGACGTAACTGAGTTAGAGTTTACGGACGAAGAGTTAATGGCTCGCCTTCATTATAAACCAGTCAAATACATTCAGCCGTGGGAAAATTACGGCGATGGAAGGTTTGACACATATATTCAACACGACATGGAATACGAGGGAATCCCAATAGTAGTGTGGGAATATGAAGACGAATTTCATATAATTACGGAACATGAGCAATGGCACGAAAAAAGAGAAGTAATAGTAGAACAAATACAAAAACGGTCAAAAAAAATACGGTCGCGCAAGTTGACCGAGATATTGCGAGAAGAGTGGGAAGATTAAAAGCGGAGCGTCAAGCAAAAGTTTGGGGGGTTACTGACAATACTTTAGTGATCGAACCATTTAGGGCGCAAGCCCCGATCGCAAACCGCACACCCCCTGAACAGGGAATAGCGAAGCGGAAAAAGCCCATCACAAAATGGTCAGATAAGAATCTGCGCTTAAGGTGTAAGGATAGACCGAAAGATAATAAACCGTCAGGTGGATCTGGAGGTAGAAGAGAATTTGTACCGTGGTGTTAAATATTACAATTAAAAGGTGAAATACGTAAAAAAAGTAGTTGACATACAAGACAAAGTATGAGTCAACTGCATCTAGTTAAAATTAAGTAAACAAACCGTGTGATAGTGGCGACATAGTATATATTATGCGACTCTGTCAACCTCCGGTTGAAGGGATGACAATTGTATAAAATTTTATTGGCAGAGATAGTCAAGCCCATCATCCGTCGTGCAGGGACTGCGATGGGTGCGACGTTAGTCGGAATGGGCGTGGCATCTGAGCAGGCGTTAGAAATTCAAACGGCGGCGGTATCCCTCTTACTTGTTTTAGCTGATCTGATTTTAAGCAGTTTGGAGAGGAAAGTAAGAGATGAATAAAACAATCGTAAATATAGCGCATGGCGTAATTATGGGAGTCATTATTTCGATTGCTCTATTTGGTCCAATTTTATTGGAGTGGGTTTAAATGGGAATTGATTTGAACCCGTTTGATGATCGCGGAGGCCCTTTTGAGGTCGATATGCGAGGTCAAGGTAAAGAAATTGGAGCGGCTATAGGGTCGATTTGGGGTCCAACTGGCGCTGCTGTTGGTGGCGCTATTGGAGGCGGTTTAGATTCGGCTTATGCGAAATCTGAACAAAGCAAAGCAAACAAACATAATCCGTTAGCAAAATTGCGTAGGCAAGCAGAGGAAGCGGGTTTTAATCCGCTTACGGTTTTGCGGGCGACAGGTGGCCAAGGATTTCAAAACGGGTCGTCTGCAATTTTGGCGAGCGGTTCGTTTTGGGCTAATTTTGGTAATATTAGTCAACAGATTGCAACGCAATTTGATCCGCATAAGCAAATGATGCGTCGATATGATGCAGATATTGCAAAAGAAACTGTGTGGAATATGAAAAACGAAGACGACCGTCAGGAAGTATATCTTGGTATAGCTCAAGATCGTTTGTCATTGGATAAAGAACAGTTGGTAAACAGCGATCCATATAAAGGATACGGGAAAACAATTCCTGTTAGGTATGGGGACGGTGTTTATGATTTGGAAATCACAGTGGCAAAAAGATTGGGTTTTAAACCTAATGATTTAATTTCGCCCGGTGACTTGCCGGAAATTTTTGGCGAGTTGACAGGTGAATCAATTGGAGCGTTAGCAACAAAAGGCCAAAACGCAGTAATGGGCGGTGATGGTTCGGCGTGGCAGTTATTGGGCACCAATTGACCTGCAAGCGTTGCAAAAAAATAAGGCAAATTATTAAGAAAATTACTGGAAGGAGAAAAAAACGATGAGAGTAACGGAAATGATACCAAATGCACCTATTACGGTGCAGAAAAGTATGCGAAAGGCGCGTGGACGTGTTTTAACGTCAGGCGATGCCGGAAAAGTTTTGCCTTTGAAATACGAATGGTTACATCGCGAAGATGCTGTGCAAAGTGGTAAAATTCGTGTCAACGTGGAAATGATGGAAACATCAGAAATGTTGATGAACGGAGTTGGCGTAACGTGTTACGCGCATTTTGTTCCAATGCTAGCGTTTGATCGTTTTAACGGTTCAATGAATGAGTTGAACGCAAGTTATAAAAAAGAAAACGGTGTTGCAGGAAGCGTAGTACCGTTTTTTGAATCAAATAAAATATATGTACCGAGCGCAGATACTGTAACTACAATTGATGCAACGGTAATTGATACAAATGCGTTGTGGAATGCAGAAGCCCATATTTTTTATCAAACAATGGGAATCCATACTCAGGCGGCTAATTTTAACACAACGGTTGTAGAAGCTTATAATGCAGTTGTTAATCATCGTCGTAAAGCGAGATCAAAATCATTACCTCTTAGAAACGCATTAGACCATACATTGGCTGAAGCGTTTTGGATTAATAATGGTATGCAAAATATTGTTCCAGATTTTGATCAGGCGTTAATTGATGGTGAAGTAAGTTTGCAAGGACTTACGTTTAAAGCGCCAGTTTATTCTGAATTTGTAAATCGCGGTCAGGCGAGTTATCATGGTGGCCATTCTGCTGAGAGTTCAAATGATGGTTTAAGTCCAGCTGGGTCAACATCGTTGACCGGTAATCCTCCACATAATTCAACGATTTTACATCCGGATGCAACAACGACAGGTGCGTATTATTGGGATAATGTTTGGGCTGAATTGACAGCGGGCGGTAATGCAACGATGTCATTAGCTGATATTGATCAGGCACGGAAAACGTCAAGTTTTGCAAAGTTGCGTCAAATGTACGATGGCATCGATGACGAGTATTTAATTGATTTGTTAATGAGCGGTATTCGGGTGCCCGAAGAAGCCATGAAACAGCCAATTTTGTTGGCTAGAAGCCGGCAAATGATTGGGTTCAATCAACGGTACGCAACAGACGCAGCTAATTTGGACGAAAGTGCAACAAATGGTTACGCCACATTAGATATGAGTATTCGGACGCCTGCGATGAATACGGGTGGCGTTATTATGATTACTGCGGAAATAGTGCCCGAGCAATTGTGGGAAAGAAAAAAGGATTATTTTTTATACACAACAGATCCTGATACATTGCCAAATTATTTGAGGGATTTTTTAGATCCTGAAAAAGTTGCAGTCGTTAAGAACGATCATGCTGATGTAAATCACGCTACTCCAGACGGTACGTTTGGTTATGCACCGCTTAACCATGAATGGCAGCGGGATTTGGTAAATGTAGGCGGTAAATATTACCGCCCAGCAAATGATGCGTTTGATGAGGATCGAGCAAAAATTTGGTCGGCAGAAGCAACAAATCCAACACTGAACGAAGATTTTTATCTTTGTACAGGGTTACATAAAAAAGTTTTTGCAGATCAAACGGCAGATAGTTTTGAGATTACAGCAATGACAGATATGAACATTGTTGGAAATACGGTGTTTGGTGCAGGTCTGCAAGAATCAGACGCAACCTCAGATTACGACGCGATCACGGCGGATGTGGATAGCACCCGTATTGTTAAGTCGTAATAGGTAGGGGGGTTCCTCCCGCCCCCCTGCCCTTTTAACATGAAGGAAAAAACAGATGAAAACGTTCAAAAATGGTCCATTGGCCGACTGGAAACAGATAGAAGCGGGACAAGTTATTCCATTTTTATCGAATAAGGCACGGCGCGTTAAATTTCAGATTGTAGCGAACAGTCCAGTAGAAGTATGGGCTGGTACAGACGACCAGCTATCAGATGGGGTTTTGATTGGAGCATCAAGCGACAAGGCTCAAGTTGAATATACGTGTGTAGGTAATTCATATGTAATGGTAAAAGCTGAGAAAAAATCAGCGGTATATGTCAATGTACCTGATTTAGATCAAACGGTGGCCGAAAGTGAAAAGCCAAGTTTTACAAGCATTGAGCCACGCGTAAGAAATAATACTGACGTGGATCGTATGATGCAGTTGCTGAGATATAATCAGCAACAAAACGAAGCAATGTTAGCCAAAGAGCGCGAAAATATGCGCGCAGAGATGGCAAAACGCTTCGCGGAGCAGCCAAAAGCGGAAACGGTGAAAGAAGAGGCGCCAGCAGATGATCCAGGAGCTGAGACCACTTCTTAGGTTCTTAAGGTTGGTGCGGGTGTTAGACCGCATCAACCGCAATAAAAATTCTAAGGATGAATTTGTAAGTAAGGACCACGTTGAAGC